GGGAAGCTGCTCTCGGCAGCAACGGCACACAAGGCTTTGAAGCCTGACCAAGTGGCAGCCTTGCTGCGGGGTTCGATCAAGTTTGACCCGATAACCGGCGTGAGTGTGGTTGATGCGGCGGGGAATCTGGTCAGCAAGAACGGAAAACCGGTCACGGTGGCAGAACATGTGCAGATGTTTCTTGAAGCAAATCAGCATTTCCTTGCTGCGGGGCCTGGCGGTGCAGGCAGTCAGGGTTCGGGCGATGGCCGTGGCCAGTCGGCGTTCAAGATAAGCGTAGAGGATGCAAAAGACCCTGCAAAGTACCGGGCGGCACGTGATGCGGCCATGAAGGCTGGAACGACGGTGGAAATTGTGCGATAACGATAACGGAAACCCAAAAAAGGGAGATTGAGCTATGCCGACAAATGTATTGGGGATTTATGACCCGTATTTCTATGCCAACGAAGGACTGATTGCTCTTGAAGCAACGCTTGGGATGGCGGCACGGGTGCATCGTGGATATGACAAGGATTCCAAGACGAAAGGAAGTACCATCGAGATCAAGAAACCGGGTACCTTTATCGCGCAGGATGCCCCTTCAACTGACCAGAACATTGAGACCTCCTACGTTGAAATGAAGCTTGACCAAAGGAAAGAGGTGAAGTTCTCGCTGACTGACAAGGAACTCTCTTTTACCGGTGACCAGATTATTACCGACCATATCCGCCCTGCGGTCTATGCGATAGCCAAAGACATTGATACCAAACTGAATTCGCTGGCCGCTTATGTGCCCTGGTATGTGGATGCCCAGGCGACCACTGCGATTGATGATCTGACCGGCCTCAGCCAGGTGATGTTTGACAACAAGGTGGCAATGGATGACGGCTTCCTGCAGCTTGAAGTCGGCTCGACCATGAGGGCGGGCTTCCAGAAGCTTTTCGCCAGCAGCAACCTTGCCGGCCAGGCTTCTCAGGAACTGCTGAAAACCGGCCATATCGGCAACTGGCTCGGCTATGAGATTTTCGGCAACCAGAATGTCAGTGCTCATGCGAAAGGCACCTGCTCGACTGCCGCTCTTGCCATAAATGGCGCATTGCCGAAAGGCAGCACGCTCATTAACATAGATGCCGTTGCCGTTACCGGAACGCTGCTGCTGGGTGACACCTTCAGCATCGCTGGCGACACGCAGCGCTATGCCGTGGTCAATGCTGCGGCGGTTACCGCTGCCGCAAATGCATTTTCCGGTGTGCAGATTTACCCGCCGCTTGCCCAGGCTGTGGCTGATAACGCTGTGGTGACGATGAGTCTCATGAACTTCACCAACAACATTGCTTTCCACCGCAACGCCTTTGCGCTTGCCATGGCACCCCTCTCCGACGTCGGCGAACAGCTCGGCAATGCAAGGGTGGCGACGGTCTCCGACCCGAAAACCAAGCTTGCCATGCGCTCCCGCATCTGGTATGCACCGGATACCTCCTCGGTAAAGGTGGCGCTTGATGTGCTCTATGGTGTGAAGTGCCTCGATCCGAATATGGCTTGTCTCTTAAGAAAGTAATGAGACGTGCATGCAGCGTGATGGGAAAAAAAACCGATACACTGCATGCAACACTCTTAACTGAGAAAAATGGCGTACTCGACTGACAGTGACCTGATGGAATACCAGCCCTATGTGTTTGAGCATGGGATAAGTGACTTCAGCATCTACCATGAGAAGGCCGCCTTTGATATTCAGCGAGATATAAAAGCCTTGTGGATGCCGCTGCAGAACACGCTTACCGACCCTGCCCGCAGGGGCATGAGCCGGACTGCATCTGACGTGACGCTGTTTGATGCCGCCAAACTTAACAACGGTCAATGGATACGAGCTTCAGTCTATCGCGTTCTCGGCTGGTATGTGCTGCCTCGGCTGGCGGCTTCGGTTGGCGGCCAGGGGTTTCTGGGGATGCTTGCTTTCTATGAGAAGGCTTACGCAAAAGAGATGCAATCGGTTTTTGACGAGGGAGTTGAGTACCTGATCAACAGTGTTTACCAGAAAATTTTTGTCATGCCGCTTGCTGCACGCTCAAGACAGATGCGATGAATACCGGAGCCCTTTGCCATGCTGCTCTTTAACGAAACCAAAAAAGTAACCAGCCAGCAGGGCTGGTGCCTCTCCGGCCCACCGGTCGAAGAGGGAGAGTGGAGCATCCGGCAACTGCCCGGAACGCTCTCCGGCCTCTGGTATGATGTGCAGGTACCGGCAAGCCGCTCGCTTTTGCTCAATGGCACCGGCTTTATCACAATCAACTGGGGACGGGGAACGGCTTATCAGGTGAAGTTTGATACGCTCGACAAGCACTATACAGCTGTTTATCCGGCTGCCGGACGCTACGATTTGCTGATCAAGGGCGAAGTGCATCTGATTACGGAAGTTGACTCGCTCGGCGCTGATTCGCTGAAAGGCGACATCTACGCTTTCCAGTACCTGACGGCCCTCGCAGTGCTGAATCTGGCTGGCAGCTGGGTGAACGGCGATATCGCGGAACTGCCCGCTTCGCTGCAGCAGCTCTCTTTGCAGAACACGCTGGTGCATGGCGATCTGGCGGCAATCGGGCGCTTGCCACTGCTGAAGAAGATCGACCTGAGCGGCACCCTCGTGGACGGCTACAGCGGCACGCTGCTACCTGCATGGGCAAATGGCATTGAGCTGAAATTCAGGGATCTGCATCTCACTGCCGGAGATATTGACGATTTGCTCAATGATCTGGCGGCGACAACGACCAGGAACGGCAAGATTGATGTCGGCGGACTGAATGGCAGGCGCACCTCAAACAGCAACCTTGCCTGCACGGCGCTTGCTGCAAGAGGGTGGACAATTATCTGCGTGACGGGTCATGCGACCTTCGGCTCGGCGGATATTTCGTTCGGGGATATAAACGCAAGGTTTGAAGAAGAAAGTACTGGGTAAGAACGTAAAAAGTAGAAAGTGGAATGGGCTGAGAAAGAGGGAGTGGTAATATAATAATAAAGGATCATGGCTTATCTGACACCTGTTGCTGGTGATTATCTGGGGCCTGGGGGGCATGTGAAGATGCATACGGCGGTGCTGGTGGATAATGCAGCTCCGGAAGGGTCATTGAAAATACGGGATGACGGGTTTGTGCTGGTGGCTGGGCTGGTGATTGACAACAATGTCGTGGACGGGAAGGTGTTTGACGGGGGGACTTTTTAAGAGTTGAAAGTGAAAAGTTGAAAGTGGAAAGGGGGGGCTTGTAACATTAAACGACCGAAGGTATGGCGCAGATTCTGAAACTGAAACGGGGGAACTATGCTTCCCTTCCGACGACCGGTATGAATGCCGGTGAACCGATGGTGACGCTTGATCGCGGGACGCTGCATCTTGCGACGGGTGCAACAACAAAAATTCCGCTTGTGCCAGCCATTGATGCGCTTGTTGCTTTTGCTGCAGTCGATGGGGCCAATGACCTTGTGATCATGCATGACTACAGCGAGGCGTCAGGCCAGAAGGAGAAAAAGATCACGTTCGATGCTTTCAAGAGCGCCCTGAACATCCCTGCCGGCTCTTCGGATGAGAAGGTGGCGGTGATTTCCGGCGGCACTGCAGGATACCCCTGGGGAACTGACGGCACTGATGGCGTGCTCCGGATGGGCACCTCAATGAGCTGGGTGAAGGGATCCGGCAATGGCTATGTGACGCTGGATGTGAATTTGGTTGATGGGGGGACTTTTTAAAGTTGAACGTGAAAAGTAGAAAGTAGAAAGTGGAAAGTGAAGAGGAATTATAACTGGTTGACTTATGGCTAAGGTGCTTTTGAAGAGGACTACGGTGGCGGCGAGGGTGCCTACTACGGCGCAATGCGATACTGGGGAGCTGCTGGTCAATCTGGCTGACAAGCTGCTCTATACCAAGGATGGGAGCGGCTCCATTATTACGCTGCCTGGGGCCATGGCCTGGAGTGCCGTGACGGGGAAACCGACTACCCTTACCGGCTATGGCATTACTGATGCTGCGGCCCAGAAGGCGACGGCAACGGTTTATGGCGGCATGAAAGCCTCGCTTTCGGGGACAACCTTAACGCTGACAACGACCTGAACTGATGCCGCTCACTTTCAATGGAACTACCGTGACGGCGGTAAACTATAACGGCACGGCCCTCACCTCGATTGTCTGCAACGGGACAACGGTTTGGGGCGCTGCTGCGGCTCCGGTTGTCGGTGCGGCATACGGTGGCGGAATATGCGCCTATCTGCTGGTATCGGGTGATCCCGGATACAGTTCATCGACGCCTCACGGGCTGATTGTCGCCTCTGCGGATCAGACCGCTGTTGTGAAATGGAGCAACATCATCAATGTCGCCGTGACCGGCACAAGCGCGAACCTTGGCACCGGTGCGGCAAACACCACGAAGATTATTGCGCAGGCCGGGCATACCACAAGCGCTGCAAAGAATTGCCGTGACTACAACGGCGGCGGCTACAGCGACTGGTACCTGCCAAGTGAAACGGAGCTTGATAAGCTTTGCATCAATTGCACCGCCATCGGGGTGCTTGATCCGGAGGGATACTATTGGAGTTCAACCGAAGTGAGTGCTGCCGCTGTCTCCATTTACTCATTCTATGAATTGGCGGCTTTTCAGGATTTAAAGAACAGTGACTATCCGACGATAAGGGCAGTACGAAGTTTCTAAAGATAGGAGAAAGAGGGGGATGATGAAGAATGATGATATGCTGGGGCTGATGATCAGCGGGTTTCTCGGGGCTTTGACCAATATTTTTCATGGGCTTTACCAGAACATGATCCGGAGCAAGCGCGATTTGTTTATCCGATTTACGGTTGCGGTGCTTGCGGTTTGTCCGGCTTACCTCTTCTGCAAGTACATGGATTTCCCCAGAGACCTCTCTTTTATTGTCGGCTATATCTCCGGCGCTCTTGGTGACAGGGTGATCAGCGAAATCTACCGGCGTGAAAAACGAATCTTCACCTATTTCCTCGGCTCTCCCGATGCAGGAAAGCAACACGACAGAAACCAGCCCGATAACGATAAGGAAGCATGATGCAAACGACAGAGACGAAAGCACTGCCACAAAAGAGCCAGAGCCCGGCACAAGCGCGGGTTGTCAGGCTTGAGAGCATACCGGCTTATGCCGCTCTCACAACTTTTTACGGAACGCCTGGAACGGGACTGATGACGGTGACACTCCCCTACCCTTTGCGGCTCTCCTGGGACACCATAACCCGCATTACAAAAACGCAATGCCACAAGATGGTGGCCAAAAGCCTGCTCTCGGTACTCGAAGCGGTCCATGCCGAATACGGCAGAAGCGTGTTCGAGCTTGGCCTTGACCTCTACGGCGGCGGCTATGCGAATCGGGCGCAACGGGGCGGCACCAAGCTGAGCGTGCACGCCTGGGGCGCTGCTTTTGACTTTGACCCTGACCACAACGAGCTGCGGATGGATCGCGATGAGGCACGCTTTGCCGAACCGCAATACGATGCCTGGTGGGCTCTCTGGGAAGAGGCAGGCTGGATATCGCTCGGACGAACAAGGAATTATGACTGGATGCATGTACAGGCCTGCAGGTAAGAAGCGGGATTTTAAGAACAAAAACGGAGAAAACTATGGACTGGATACAGGCGAACTGGGTAAACATCACGGCGGTGATCGGCGGCGTGGTGACGGTTGCTTCCCTGATCGTGAAGATGACGCCAACACAAACCGATGATGAGATGCTTGGCAAGATCATGGCCGTGCTCAAAGCGCTGTCGCTGGCCAAATGAACGACCGATAAACGACCAATGAACGACTTTATCGCAAAGCTTACAGAAATGATTGCCCTCGGGATTGTGAGGGCTTTGAGCAGGCCGGGGAGCATGACCGGCCTGTGCAATGCATGGCGTGCGGCGATGGAACCGCAGCAGATTATGGCGGCGAAACCAGACAAGGATGACGATGCGTTTATCAGCAATGCGAAAGAGGATGGCTGGAGCAGCGGCGCTCATGCTGGCTCTCTGCACTGAGCTCGGCGGATGCGGCAGCCGCGTTGTCTATCTCGGCAGCGCCACGACAAAGATGGTGCAGCTGCGCGAGAGCGTGAAGGGCGTGAAGGTGTGGGTGAAGGATTCGACCGGCACCGCTCTCCCTGGCGTTGCCGACCTGCAGGAAGGCGGCTATTACCGAAGTGACCTGCAGCGATGGAAGTAACAATCTTCGCCATCGACAAAGGCAAGATGCTGCTGCACCAGCGTGCCTTCTGGGAGCTGCCGAACTTTATCAAGCTGCTCGTTGGCGGGTACGGGTGCGGTAAAACCCGCATCGGTGCCCTCCGCTCTTTATGGTGCGCCTTCGAGAACGCTCCTATCCCGCACCTCTATGTTTCGCCGACCTACAAGCAGGCACGCAAAACCGTCATTATCTCCATTACCGAGCTGCTCGACAGGGCTGAAATAGACTATGAGTACAACAAGACCAACCATGAATTTTACATCCCCGGCTGGAATGCCTCCATCTGGATTGCAAGCGGCGACGAGCCGGAATCGCTGAAAGGGCCGAACCTCGCCACGGCGGGAATTGACGAGCCCTTCATCATGAACGCGGAAATCCTCAATGTGGTGCTCTCCCGCCTGCGGCACCCCGAGGCACGGCACCGTGAACTTTTTCTGACTGGTACGCCGGAACAGCTCAACTGGGGCTATGAACTTGCGCAGAATACCGACGGGAGGTACGATCTTGGAACGGTGGTGGCACGCACGGCGGATAACACCCATCTCCCAGCCCAGTTTGTGAAGATGTTGGAGAAGGCCTTCGACGAGAACCAGCGGGCTGCCTATATGAACGGGGAGTTTGTCAACTTGACGGCAGGCAGGGTCTACAAGTATTTTGATCGTTCTATGATAGCGGAGGGCGGCCCAAGCTCGACCTTGCGTGCAGGCATTGATTTCAACGTCGATAACATGACGGCGGAAATATTCTCGATCTCGCCTGACGGAGTGATCTTTTTCCTTGACGAAATTCATCTCGACAACGCAACGACCTACGAGCTGGCCGACCTGCTGCATGAGCGCTACCCTGGCATTACCGTGTTTCCTGACCCTGCAGGGCGTGCGCGCAAAAGCTCTTCGGATGCTACCGATTTCACCATCCTGCGCGATCGCGGCTTTCCGGTTGAGGCAAGAACGAACCACCCGCCAGTGCGCTCCCGCATTAACGCGGTCAACAAGATGATGCGCGAAAACAAGCTGCGGGTAAGCGCCAAGTGCCCCCGCCTGATGAAAGATTTCGAGCTGGTCAGCTGGAAGAACGGCGAAATTGACAAAAGCAACGATGCGCTCACCCATGCAAGCGACGCTGCAGGCTATGCGATTGAAAAGCTCTTTCCGATACGGATGCCCGACAGAAATTTCAGGCAACCAACGCATTGGAGAGTTTAAAGAAAGTAGAAAGTTGAAAGCAGAAAGATGAAAGTAGGGATTGGTTTATAAAGAAATTAGGAGTTAGAAGATGGGGAACTCGGTGTTTACGGCGAATTCGGAAGACTGGAAGATGTTTGCGGCGGCTTACAAAGGGGGGCGGGCATGGAAGGAGATGAACTACCTCTACCAGTATATCAATGAAAGTGCGGTGCAGCTGCAGGAGCGGGTGAAGCAGACGCCGCTTGAGAACCACTGTGAGGGTGTGGTTTCGACCTACAGCGGCTTTATCTGGCGTGAACCTCCGAAACGCAACCTCGGAAAGCTGAACAACAATGTGCCGCTGAACGCTTTGCTGCAGGATGCCGACCGCGAAGGAACGCCATACAATGAGTTCATGAAACAAGTGCTGATATGGGGCTCCGTCTATGGCGTTGTCTGGGTGATTGTTGATAAACCGAACTCTTCGGCATATACCAAGGCTGATGAAATCAATGGCGGCATTCGGCCCTACCTGCGCTTTTACACACCGCTTGATGTGACCGATTTTGAGTTTACACCGAAACCCTCCGGCGAATACGAGCTGACCTGGTTCGAAGTGCAGGAACAGTACACCACACGAGAAGGCGACGTGAAAATTATCCGCCAATGGTCAAAAGATGCCGTGGTGACCAGCACAACTGTTGGAAAAACCACGCAAACCACCACGATAAAAAATCCGATTGGCCGCATACCGGCAACACCGCACTACAACAAGAAGTCACTGACAAGAGGCCTTTCCACCTCCGACCTGCAGGATATTGCCGGAGTGCAGATCAGCATCTATAACGACCTCTCCGAACTCACCCAGATGATCAGGGGCGCAAACCATAAGACACTCGTCAAAAACCTCAACGACCAGGCTTCAAGCGGAGCAGGCGGCGTCATTATCATGGATCCCGACACGCCTTCCGGCAAACTCCCCTACCTCCTGCAGGCAGATGCCAGTGCCCTGAGCGGACTGCTCAACACCATCGACAAGAAAACCGAGATGGTCAACCGCATGGCGCACCTCAC